AACAATGTCAGCGGCATACGCTGAAGCAGAACTGTATACGGCCGACGCTCCGACCAGATAATTTCCGGCTGCAAGTGTCAAGTTGACCGTGCTATCAATCGTTGCCATTGAACCTGTCAATGTGTATGCCCCCCCGGTCCCTACAAGGTTAGTGCTGCCAGTAAAATTAAGATTCGTTATCCCGCCTCCGTCGCCTGAAAATGAACTGCCGGTCACGACCAAATTGCTATAACTGCCACCGACGCCGATTGCCGGAACCCCCAGAACCGTCTGGCCGGAAGCCGACACGCCGAGATTGCTGACAATGGTTCCTGACGGAGCATTGGAGAACGTCAACCCGCCGCCGTTTCCGAAGAAAGATGCAGCCTGCATACTCCCGCTCAATGATATGGTTCCCACACCACTGGTATCAAAGGCATGAGTCTGGGTATTGGTGCGGATTAAAACATCAGTCGTAACGTTCTGATAATCATAAAGTCCTGTTGTGGAGTTCGTAAGATAATAATGCGTGGCATCATACCAGTTGGTAGTTCCCATGCTCACAGGATATTGGTAGTTGTTCACTATCAGATTTGTGTTCACTCCAGTCAACCCGCTGGCGTTGCCGGTGAAGGTGCCGGTAAAACTGTTCGCGGTGTTGGTAAAGGTGTTTGCACCCGTAAAGGTGTTGGTAGTGACCAAATTTGGCGCGCCCAACATAAACGCACTGAGAGCCGTCGCTGTAAATTGTCCGGTCCCGTCTATTCCCAAAACCGCCGTTGCCGCAGATGACTGCAAATTTGCTCTTGTCGCGCTGGCAGCATTTTGAATGTTCGTAAACCCGCCGCCGTTGCCGGAAACCCCATTCGTGTCAATAGTGAGTTCGATGTTTCCCAGCGAGTCGTATAATTTAGTGTCTCCCGCACCGGTGATTCTTATGCGAACTCCGTTAGTGTCATCAATCAAGGTCTGGCCACCCGACCAGCCAAACCGAGATGCGCCGTTGCTGTCCTGGAGTGAGAATACCGAATTGTTGGCAAGAATCGTGGTGAGTGTCGCAGAACCGTGATTGGTCACCACATTCGCCACCACATTCAAACTCGCCCCATTTGGCGCGCTGCCCGCCGTAACCGCTGTGGTTGCATTTGGAACAGGCGCGGAATTTGTCAGCATCACGTTTTTAACCACGTCAACCGTCTGCGCCAGTGTCAATCCGTTCGTCGGGCCGCCGGTGCCGGCACCACCCGGGCTCGGCTGCGCCCAGGCCGTCCACGCCGCCAAAACCGCCGCTGAAACCGCAATAAATGTTTTCATAATTTTGTTCAGCCGGTCCTCACATCAGCAGAGATCATCGCCGCGTCGCTGCCGGCATCCGCCGGCGCGCTCGTCGGGACCGCTGGCGCCGTGGTGCTCACGGCAAAGAAAATCCCGTTTTGAAACAGCTTGCCTCCGTCGTAAAAATCCCACGTGTCCGAGAGTCCGGCCGGGCATTCCCGGCTCATGATCGCCCCCACGCTCGCAATCGTGCCGATGGCCACGTCAAACACCCACAGGTAGATTGGGGCCCCGCTCAAGTTGGTGTAACTCACCTTGTAAAGCCGGCTCCGCTTGGCCGTCGCCTGCAGGACCGACACGTAATGTCCGCCGCTGATGTTGTTCGGCGCCGCGTCTGCGCCCATTATTTTCACATTCATATTTTGCCTTTTGTTTTGCGCCGTCAGGCGCTCATCAAAAATCTCGCCACTTGTTGTTGTTGCCGCTGCACCTTGTCCGCTTCCAGCTCGAGGTAGCTGCCAGCCCCGGCTTCCATCGCCGCCGCCTTGTCCGCCTGGCCGTCACTCGTGAGCCAGTCCGCGTAGCCGCCTTCCACCAGGTAGCCGCGCAGAAAATAGGGTATCTGCACCGCCTGCCACCGTGTGGGAGTAGTCGCAGGGCTTTGACCGTTCGTAACCGCTGAAAGCGCCCTATAAAAATTCCCGCTTCCGCCGCTCACGGCCGCAAAATAAACCTGGTCGCCCGCGGCATAAAGGGCCCTGCTGTCCCAGGCGTCGCCCAGCAGCGTCGGGCGCCGCGTCCGGTAATAGATCCAGAGTTGCGCCGGCGCAGTCACCGCAAATTGCGCCCCGGCGTCCGAGAGCCAGAACGGAAACCGTCTCAACTGCGTCGTCACTCGCGGGTCCTTGTCAAATGTCGCAAAGTATTCTCCAATCGGGGTCAAGCCCGTTTGCTCATAGACAATCACCTTGTTAAACGGCGTCAGCAGTCCCCAATTCGCGCCGTCAAATGCCGCGCCGCTCGTGTGCGGCGCTATGCACTGATAAAACAGGTTCGTGGCCGTGTCCCGCACCTGATCGGCCAGGTTGTAATCGGTGCCCGGCAGCCAGTCATTGGCCGCGTATTGTGTCTTGCAGGCGGCCCACCAGGCGGAATTCTCGACGCCGCCAATCGTCGGCTTGTTGTTTATGTTGCCGGCCTGCAAACTCTGAAAATACTGCGCGGTGGGCACGTCAAACACCTCGTTGGCCGAGTTGTCCGGGTAGGTGCCCGCCACCGGCGCGATCGCCGCGGCATAGGTTGCTGCGCCATCCCAGTTGGCCCGGTATTGCCGCTGCTCCACCAGGCAGATTTCCGGCCAGCGATGTATCTCCCAGGCCACCTGCAGGCGCCGGTCGTGGAACGTGCGGAACAGCGCAAATTCCGGGCCGCCCAGGTCCGTCTTACCAAACCCGGCCAGGGCCGCGCTGCCAAACAACACTTCGCTGTAATCAACCGTTCTCATCTTGCAAATTCCATCGTGCCCCGGTCCCACTTGATTTTCCCGCGGCCTCCGTATCCCACCTGGATTTTACGGCTTTCGTTCTGGCCAACAATTTCCGGATTGCGCCGCATCAAAAACCGGACCAGGCTCTGATTCTCCAGCCAGTTGTGGCCGTATTGCGCCGTCCAATAGGCGTCAACCAACGGATCCAGCATGAGCCGTTGAGGCCCCAGGTCGTCCTGCCACCGATGCGGCCTCCGGCGCGCCTCCCGGGCCAGGCGCGTCTGCCGTTCGACCGCCTTCAAAACCTTCAAGTCGGCGTCCTGCCGGAAAATCCGGTCCATCGCCTTCTGCACCGCCGCCGGCAATCTCGATAAATCAATTTCCATTTCCGTGCGTTTGAATGGCCGGCGTGAGAAACTTTGAAAACTCACGCCGGCCTCCATTCCCATGTTTCCCGCGCCAACTCCTTAACGCGGGAAAGTTGCCGCCGCGGCCATTACGCCGTTGCGTCCGGTTCAACCGTGTTCACCAGCTTGCTGCAGTCCTGAAGTTGCAGGTAGAAGTCAATCTGCCCCGCGCTCAGGGTCGCCACGCTCGATATCACCGCCGTTGAATTCGTGTTCAGCGTGAAGATGATGTCAATCGTGTTGGCCGCCACGTAAACGAACTTGCCGGTGTAGGCAATGCCCCACGCCTTGGTCATGGCGTCCATGGCCGCCACGTAACGGTTGGTGCTGCCATCGTCGCCCAGAATGAACGTGAGCGTTGTGAGGGTGCCTGCGCTCGCGGTGAACGCCACCGCCACGTAAGGCACCACCTTCGAGACGTGCATGCCGGCCGGCAGCACGGCGGTCGCCGATGCCAGCGCGTTGTTCGGCACCACCGCTTGCAGTGTCGCGCTCGTCAGTTGCAAAACGTCCTTGTAGGTCAGGCGCAGAATGTGCGTGAAGCCCGCCACGTTCGACTCCGCCGCCAGCGGGATCAATGTTCCAATGTTGCTACTCATAATTTTGTTTGGTTAAATTTGTGTTGTTTTCGTTGTTGTTTAGCTGGCCGATTTGAAGGCCGCCTCGCCAATCGGATTTTTGCAGAGCAGCATGATGATCGCCTCGATGGCGCAGGTATATGCGCCGCCCTTGTATTCCGGCTGGTAAACCGTCGGCTTCTGGTTCCAGTGCCACATCCACATTTCCGGATGCAACAGATAACCGCGCCAGGGACCGTAGGTGGCCGAGCCGCCGCTGAATCCCACCGCGATGTTCCATTTCGTCGGCTGCAGTTCAATCGTGCCCCACGAGCTTTCGTAGGTGCTGATCCGGCTGCCCAGGGTCGCATTGCCCTCTTCCCGATAAGCGATGCGCGCCGATGCCTGCGTGGCCGCGTCGCTCGGCTTGAACCATTGGAAGTTTTCCGCAATCTGGTTGATCAGCGATGCCCCGCCGAACAACACCAGGTTCCGGTTCATCCGGCCCGTCGCCGTCCACATGCTCTGACAAACCGTCTTCAGGGTGTTTTCGTAGAGTGTGGTGGTCGCTCCGGTGAAGATCTGGTCGCTGGCTGGCCGGATGCTGGCCGGCACGTCGCTGTCCGCGTCGGACTGCGCCGTGGTTTGCAGCCATTTCCCGATTCCCCGGAACATGTTGCCCGTCTGGCCGTCGTCCGCGTAACTCGGCTGGTCGCTGGCCGCATGGCATTCAATCTGCCGCGCCAGCACCGTCATTTTCTTGGTGATCTCGCGGGCCAGTTCGTCGTTCACGCCCGCCGTGTCCGTCACGTCCTGCGCCAGCTTGCCCACCGCCGCCGTCTGCACCAGGTATTGCACCCGGGCCTGCAGCTCCTTGCGCTGCGCACCCGCGCTGGTGAAGGTGTCCCAGGCCTTGCCTTCCGGCCACGCGCTCGGCGTGGGCGTTTCGTAGGTGTCCGCCTGGTAATGCTTCACCACATTCACCGGCCGTTCGCCCTTCGGCAGCCGCTTCAGCAGCGGCGTTTCGTGTTCGTCGGACAGGGTGATGTAATTCGCCCAATCCGTCTTCTTGCCAACTACATTTTTCTCCAGTAACATAATTTTCTTTCTTCGTTTCAGCTTTTCAGCTTTTGGTTAAACGAAGTGCAATTTCCAAACTTTTCGTGACTCAGACCAAGGCCGCTTTCAACGCCGCCGTTACGTTCTCCGCGCTTGGATTTTCCCGTATGGATTGGCTTGCCTCCTCGGCTTGCGCGTCCTTCCGCGTCGCACTCGGGCTCCGGCCCGGGCTTCCGGACCGCACTGGCAATCGCGGTGGCGCTTTCCGCCCCGCAAATGCCGCCTGCCCGTTCGTGATGGGCACGTGCCTGGCCAGCAATTCCCGCGTGGCCTTTATGATGTCCACGTTCGCCTTGCTTGCGTCGCCGCCGTTGGCCTTCAGGTAATGGCTCCAGACCACGTTGCCCAGGGCATATACCCCGGCCGCAAAACGATGGGCCGGACTCCGGCTTTTCAATTCCGGCACAAACCGCATCACTTCCGCCGCAAACTTGCCCTCTTCGCTGTCCTTGCTGTCCAGCGTTGGGAACCAGGCTTTCACCACGGGTTCATTGGCCGTTTCCTGCTGGCGGAACGCCTTCACGTTCTGTTTGAGCGACGGCAGCGTTTCCTGCAGCCACTCGCCCACGTCGTTCAGTGTCCGGCGCAGTCCCTTCTCGTCCACCCCGCGTGCCGTCATCCATTTCTGGATGCGGTCCGTTGCCGCCTCGTCCGCGTAGCCGTCAATGAAGGCCTTCGCGTCCGCCCTGAACTGCTTGGCGTCGTTTTCCGTTTTACCCAGTGATTTCTCATCCATCCCTCCCGGCCCCGTGGCCGGCGGCCGTGCGCCCTGCTCCAGTTCGCCCGTCAGCCGGGTAACCTCGGCTTCCGCCGCGTCCGCCCGTTGTTTGTGCCCGTCCCGCTCGTCCGTGATCTTGTGGATGCGTTTCTCCACCAGCTTTTGAAGCGCCGGCGGCAGCGTGCCGCCCGCCTTCTCCCACTGTTCAAGTTCAGCCTCCAGATGCTCCGGCAGACTGCCGGCTCTGGACTCTGGACTCTGGCCTGTTTCGTTCGCTTCCAGCCAAGCCCTTTGTTCATCACTGAATTCCGGTGCCTGTCCGTCGGCTGCGGATATTTCGTCCGCGTTTGCCGCCTTGTCGCGCAGTTCAAACCACGCTTTCTGGTCCGGCGTCCATTCCGGCTCTTTTGGTTCATCGTCACCAGCCTTCGCACCCGGCTGCACTTCTTCGCCCGGTGGTCTGGCTGCCGCCTTTGGGGCGGATGCCGGTTCGGCTTCGACGAGATCCGTGCTTAACAGTCGCGTCATGCCTTCCGGCGTTAAATTCTTCGGGTCAATGGCAGTCGTTGCGGCCGCTGCCGGCGCCTGTGCAGATTTCTGGACGGCTGGTGCCGCCTCTCCGGGCTTCCCTGCGTTGCCCGCATTTATGGTTGTCGTTTCAGTGACCATGCTGTGCATGTGTTCTGCGGAATCCCGTGTCGAAGTTGTTAACTCGGGCCGACACGTTCGCCCGATGTAACTACTTAACGGCCTTGGAAGTTATTTGGTAAGTCTCCGCCCGCGTTTCAACCCGCCTTTGACGTCTTCAACCCTGCTTTACCTTGGCCGCCCTCTGCGCCGCCAGCAGCCGCGCGTCCCGCAGTAGGGTGGCCACGTATTCCGCGTTGGCCGCCGCGCCCGCGCCAAACTGCCGCTGTTCGTTGGTGAGATTCGGCGCCAGCGCGCCTTCAAGCGCGCCTTGCGCGCACTCGTCCACCAGCAACAGCACCGCCTGCCAGACCGGATGGTCTTCGCGTATGCCCGCCAGCGCCAGGTCGCGCTCCAGCTCCGCCTGTCGCTTGTCCGCCGCGTCCATCGGCACCAGCCGGCGCACATACTCCGCCCCGCTCGATTGTTGCCGATGCCAGAATTTCAAATTCATTGTTGCGGCACTCCCGTCATCGGTTTCACCCCGATCCGCCCGACCTGTTTGTTCTGTTGCTGGTCAATGCTCATTTGCAGGCTCTTGCTGTAATTCTCCATGAGTTGAACAAACCGGCCGTCCTGTTGCATGAGCTGCTGATACTTCGGATTGTTTGCCACGATCTGCTGCAAAAATTGCATCTTCATCGGCGCCGTGGGGTCGTTGTCCACGTATTGCGCCTCGTTCCCGTTGGCCATCTTGATCGTTTGCGCCATCACGTCGTCAAACACCTTCTGGCTCGCCGCGCCGCGGTCCATCAAAATCTTGTCCGCCAGCCGGCTGTCTATCATCCGCACCGCCAGCGCAATCAGCGCGCTCCGGTCTATCGTCCCCGTCACGTCCAGTGGCAGTATCTTTTCCGCGATCGTCTCCAGCTTCTTCATCAGGTAATCGTGGTCCAGTTCCATGATGTCGAACGCCATTCCAAACTGGATGCTCTGCATCAAGTCAAATGGGTCAATCGCCGCAATCTCCGGAGTGCCCGTCACCCGCGCCGCTTCCTGCGGATTGTATTGCAGGTATAACGCCGTCATCTGCAAAAGGATTTCCGACCAGAATGTGAAGTAATCGCCCGAGGACTTTTCCTGTTTGCTCGTCGTCACCGGCTGCGGCACTTCCGGATGGAACAGCCCGAAATAATCCGCGCGCTCCACCGCCAGCAGCTTGATGATCTCCAGCGCCAGTGTTGGCGGCTGGCCCAGTTCAAACAGCTTCTTGTATTCATCCCCGCGTTTCGTAGGCACCTGCGCGCCCGGGCCCAGCTTGTAATCCGTTCCGCCCAGCTTCGGAACGCTGATCGGCGGCAGCGTGTCCAGTTGCGCCCGGTTGAACAGCATGTCGCGCTGCGTCTTCTCCTCCGCCTGCCATGTCCCGCCAATCTCGCTCACGCTCCGCGTCTCCGTCAGGCCCCGCCCCAGGTTCTCCCGCTTGAGCGCCACAAACGGATACCGCCCGTGCGCGTAGTCCACCAGTTCGTGCTTCGCGCAAAAATCCTTTTTGCCATTGGGATCATGCGTGATGTGCGGGCTTAAAATCGTCTGGTAAATTTCCGTCACGCCGTTCTCGTCCGTGTTGCGCCGGAAGGCATAAACGATTTCAATGCGTTCGTATTGGCTTTGTGTCAGCTTATACCAGCGCACTCCGCCCACCACTTTGGCCGGGCTCATGTTCGTCGGCGCTATCGTCGGCTGTCCGCTCGGATTACCCCACATCGAAAGCGACCCCTTCGTCTTCTTGGCTTCCTCCACAAATTTAGGGTCCCACCCGTCCTGCAATTTCGCGTCCAGTTCAGCCTCGGTGAACGTCCGGCGCAAAAACAGGCAGCGCGCGCTCTGGATCTCCGTCGTGCCGCGCGAGCACAAAAATTCGTGATACGGCCGCGCCATGTAAACGAGTGGCTGATTCTTGCTCACGTAGGGCATGGGCACTTCCACCTTGCCCTCTTCGCGCAACTCCCGAACGTAGCTCTTGGCCGTGGAAAGTTTCAGAGTCAGCAGTTTATCGTCGTCCAGTTCATCCTCAAAAAATCCCTTTCCGGCCATTTCCTGCGTCACATAAAGCCGGTAAATCTGCTGGATCGCCTGTGCGCTCACGTCATCGAGGTCCGGGCTTTCCAGGATCATCGGGACCAGGTTTTGAAATTCCGGGTTTTGCTGCGCCAGCGGCGCCAACTCCTCCAGCGTCACCATCTTGCGCCGTTTGTTCAATTCGCGTTCCCAGCCCACATAGGCGCAGCAGTAGCCGTATTCGCCTATGTATTGCAGGCTCAATTCCGCCTCCAGCTCGAGCTCGCGCCGGAACCGCTTTCGTAGCATCCAATGGCCAAAGGCCGAGAGCGGGCCTTCCATTGGCGTCGCATCCGGGTTCACCGTCGCCACCGTCAGTTCCGCGCGCCGGAACGCCGCCATGCCCAGCGCCACGCCGGCATTGATCGCCCCGTCCACCGCCGGCACCCGTGTATCGCTGCATCCATCCCAGGGCTCGGCCGGTTCGCCATCCGCCTGCCACTCATCCCATTTCCGGCCGTCCGGAGATTGTCCCGGCCAGAGATTGCGCCGCACGTTCTCGCAAAAGTTCGCGTCAAACAATCCTTCCCCCAGCGGGCTTGCCATCTTGTATTCCTCCATCAGCAAGTCCACGCAAGGATCCGGATTGCTCACCAGTTTGTCCGCGTTGTCAGGCATGTGGCCTCATTCTTACCACTTTGGCCTCTGGCCTTCGGCTTTCACCCTTATTTCAACCCGTCTTTGCCGCCTTCAACCCTGCTTTAGCTCCTGCGTTTCTTTCTTGAAGGCCATGCTCAACTTCCACAGCGCCATATTTTGGATCTGCTCAACGTGCTGGCTTTTCATGCCCAGGATCTGTCCCACCGCCGCCAGTGTCCGCACTGGGTGCAACTGGCTGGCCAGCGCCCCGCCAATCCTGTGCCGCCGGTTCTGTTGTCTGCTCATCATAAACCCAGCCACTCCTCGATTTCTTCCTTCCTGAACTTCCGTTCACCCACTCCGCCCGGCAGCACGGTTGTCAGGCCTCCAGCCTCCGCAATCTCCACCACCGTCTTGGGCGCGTAGCCTGTCCACTGGCTCACCGCGCATGGCGGCAGCAGTGGTTTCTCGCGCCACCAGCTTTTCCGGTCAATCGCGTCCTCCCAGCCGAGCAACTGCGCCACTTGCAACTTCTGGTATCGCCTTTGGGTCGTCCCTTTGGGAAGCACCGCCCGCAGGATCCCCGCGGCTGCGTATTTCCCCACCGTCGCCGGCGAATAGCCGCACGCCACCACCTGCGCCAGCGTCAGCAAGTGCGGCAATTTCTGGAATTCATCGCGCTTCATAAATCCTTTCAGTTTTTATTAAAATCCCCTGCCCGGTCTGCCCGTCTTCCGTTCCGGATCAATCGCTTCCAATTCTGCCAGGCATGCGTATTTCGCCAGATCGGCAAAATCCTTCGCGGCCCCGGTCCCGCCGCTCCGTCCCGTGTAATTCTCAAACATCCAGATCAACTGCCGGCATTCTTCGCACACAAACACCCGCGGCTGATGCAGCCCCGGCATCGCGTCCAGCGGACTGCCCAGCAGCCCGTTTAACAGCGTTATCCCCTCATCCGCCTCCTCGCTGTTCGTGCGCCGGGATGTCGGCGCGTCCCACAACTCCATCGCCGGCGCCATCACCGCGCCCGTCCTCGGGTCCACCTGCTCCGTCTCGAATAAATCGTAAAGCGTAGTCCCGCCCTTCTCGCTCACGTGCTCATTGTGGATCCCGCGCGGGTCCCCAAACCGCGCCGCAATCTCCTCGTGCAATTCGTGCATGGGCTCTCCGGCTCTCCACGCTTCCCGCAAGCGGCGTTGGTGATATTGGTCAACAACGGGAGCAATCATCAGTTCAAAATCATCCTCTGGTGTTATGTTCGGGAAAGTATGTCCCGTGCTGGGATTAAAAGTTTTAGGCAATTCAATCAATTCTTGTTTGAGGATTTCCTGCTTATACCTTTCCACGCCCCATCCCAGCCCCGTCTGCGCCGGGCCCGGATCGCCGTCCCAGCCTTTCCGCTGCTGGTCGTTCACCTCGCGTTCGGTCGGCACCGCCCATTCCCCGTAGGTTGCCAGGTCCGGCCATTCCCGGTAAAAATACCAGCTTGTCGGCCGCGTCGGCACCGCCCGCACCCATACCATCGGAAAATTCCGAGTCCCATGCGGGTCAAAGAAAAAGTAATTCGTGCCTTTCGCCGGGATCGCGCCCCGCGCCACAATGTTCAGCGGCCCAAAATTCGGAAACGCCCGCGCGATGCTGTCGCGTGCGAACCCGTAGCCGATCCGCTCGATATATTCCGTGGTTTTGCCGGCACAACTCTCCGCCACCGCGTCGTGGTATGTCCGGCCCGGCGCCGGTCCCATCGGATTGAACCCGCCAAAGAAATGGATCGCCATTGCGCCCGGATAACTGCATTTGCGGATATAAGGCATGTGCCCAATCGGACAATCTCCCACGTTCCTGCCCGGCAGCAGCGGGCTTGGTTTGCTCCGCAGCGTCCGCGTGCCCGCCCCCGTCACTTGCTTCATCGCCGGCGTGATCCCTTTGATCGGCGTGAAACTCCAGATTAGTTTCGCCCCGCGCCAGCGCACGCGCCGCTCAAGCATCTTGAACCAGGCCAGCGGCATGCTTTCGTCCGCCACCGCCCCCACATTCGGCGGCACAAACAGTCCCAGCGCCCGGCGTTCCGCGCTTGTCTTTTCATAAATGTCCTGTTTCGCGCCGAATTCCCAGCCCTCGTAGGTCGCCGGCTCGGCCACGTAACTCAAAAAATAAATTTCGCTCCCGTTCTCCAGCACGATTTTACCGTCAGTAAATCCGTTCTTCTGGCCGTAATTGATCGCCAGCGTGCTCGCCGGCGACCGCTTGCCGTTCATCGCCTGGTATTCGCGCTGGAAATACACTTCCCACACAATTTTGCTCTGGATCTGTGAAATGCTTGTCTCGTCCTTCTCGCTCAAAATCACCACCAGGCTTTTCGGATACCACTTGGCCACCTGCAGTGCCCGTTTGACCGCATACCAGGTTTTGGTGCAGCGATTCTCCCCAAAGAGTGCCAGAATATGCGGCGTGGGTTCCCCCGGCGCTTTTCCCGGGCCCGTCAAAATCGCGTCCGCATCCTCCCACGGTTCAAATTCCCAGCCCCAGCTCAATGGGTCGTTTTCCGCCAGCAGAATCCGTCTCTCGCGCTTCTCCAACAGGCCATATAGCGCCTCGCTTCCGTTCGGACTCATCACCAGCGCGCGCGCCTCCGCCACCGTGGGCAGACGCAGCATGGGATGCGTCGTCACCCCAAGGCGCTCAAACAGCGCCGCCAGTTCAGCCTCACCCTGCGGCGGCCCGTGGCTTGTCTTTGGTTTTTCAACGGTTGTCATAAAGGGATAACCATGATTTTCAGGTCGTGGCGTGGAGCATCATCTGTTGAACTTTCTGCCCGGCCAGCGTCGGGCTAATAGTCCAGCCGCCCCAAGGCGTCCGGTATGTGCTGAACTGCATCTGCGGCTGGCCTTTGAATTTGATCGTAACCACGACATCAGCGGAAACCCGTGTCCGAAGCACATTCTCGTTTTCCGGTATCCGCGCCGCATCGGCTTTGTGGCGATAATAAGCCGCTATTCCTTCCCGGCGCCGGGCCTGCTTGAGCCTTGCGTAACGTGTTGAACGAAAGTTAGACATGGGTTCAAACCGATTTCTGATGTTGCATATCCGCTTTGTTAGAGCGCGGGGTCACGCCTTGTTTCGGTTTGAGTAGTTTAGGAAGGCGATGTTTGGTGATTCCTTCCGCAGCATGGAGTATTCGAGTTCCAGCTTGAGCGTGCCGATGATCTTGCCGGCGGCATTGGTCATTTCCTTGCATTGTCCGGCGCGGCGCGGATCGGCTTTCACCCACTGATACACGTCCAGCAGGTCGGTTCGCAGTTCTTCGATGTTTTTCGGTGTTGCCATAGTTTTGTTGTTTTAGTTCACGCTGGATTTTGATGACGATGGCGGCAGTTTCCAGCAGGGCTGTCGGCACGTTTTTGAGTCCCCATTTGTTCGTCCAGTGATTTCGGATATACGTCACTGTGACATCGCGGACTCGGTTGCGGTGTCTTTTCAGATTGTCGGCACGCACCATTTCGGGATGCGTCTTTTTCCATTTCGAGCGCCATTGCTTTTTCAGCTTTGGATTTTTGCTTGATGGCCAGTTGCGCCAGTGTCCAGGATGTTCTGAGTTCCACCGTCTTTTATACGCGAGTCTTTTGGCCCGACGCTCTAACAAGTCGCCGGAGCCAATGCGCGGTGGCGCGGTCAGTTCCGCTTCGCGGTTGGATGATTTTGGGTCGCGCATGGCTCAGCTCCGAATGTTAG